GGCAGTAAAGCGCGCATGCGCCTCCGCCATGGGCGCGGTCAGGCTCGACGGGCGATACTGCACCGTCGCTGCTCCAAGGCGTTGCGCGGCCTTGGCATAGCCACGCGCGACCTTGCTCTGGAGCGTTGCCTGATCCATCGGTCAGTCCTTGTGTCGGGATGCGAGGATGCGCGCCCAGATACAGCGCGCGGCCAAGGGACGATGGATCGTGTCTCTGCTCGTCATGGCTGCCTCCGGGAGTATCAGTCGGCCTTGCTGTCGTCGGTCAGTGCGGGCGTCGCAGGCTCTGTCGCCGCCACTTCCGCGCCTTCGTCCGGCGCGACGGGAGCGACCTGATCACCCTCGGGCCCACGATAGGCTGCCTCACCCGGGACGAGCGCGCGCGTCCTGCCTTCGGATGGCGTCACATTGCCTTTCGCATCAACGAGATTGCCGATGGCTGCATCCGTGCCATCGACGCGGATCACATGCTCGCCCTCAAGCGCGACATGCCCCTGCTGGACATCAATCGGCCCCTGCGCGATCTCCCCGAACGGGTGGCGCACATGGTCGTAGGTGCGCACGATCGCAGCCACCACGCCATCACGCACGAGCGCCCAGTGTGCTCGCGGAAGCGCCACGCCGGCAGCATTGTGGCGCACGTCATCGTCCTTGATATCGTCCATTGTCATAATCCCCTGTCAGATGATGATCTGGTTATTGCCCGAGATATCCGGGCCGGGCGGCAGGCCGAAGAACCCGCACAAACGCCGCCGCCATGTGGTGTAGAGGTCCATCCGATCGGCTACCTCGCGCGGGTTGTGGTGCCAGACGGCAGCCTGGGCGGTGTCGAGATTGTCGGATGCGCCGAGTATCGCCGTCTCAAGCGGGTAAAGCTGCGAGAGGTAGAGTCGCACCTGTTGCAGTTCGGCGGGCGCAAGATTGTTCATCCGCCATTCGTTCTGCCCGTAGGCGGTAAAAAACCGCCACGAAGAGCGCCCGGACGCATCCGACCCGATGGCCGGGTAGCCGCAAAACCGCCTCACGTCCGTCTTTTCGGCGTCCGTGAGGGGGTCCGTGCTCAGTCCTGTTGATCCGGACATGGGCAAGGCTCCAGATGCGCGCCACGCTGGATCAGGTGGGCGATCTCGTCAGGGTTGGTGATGATCTCGCCCGCTGCCCAGTGATAGACGCCACGGTCAAAGCGCGTTTCGCGATAACTGTGCGGGCGGATCAGGCGCATCGGCCCAGAGGGAGGCATATCCGCTTCGGATGATGCGTCCCCGTCGCCGGTCACGACGGGGCGAAGCGCGCGCCCCGATCGTGCCTGATGGCTCCGGCTCATTACTCGTAATTGCCCAGCGCATCGGTGCCGAGGCTCTCGATCACGACACCGCGCTTGAGATACGAGTTTGTGGCCGTTGGGATAATGGACGAGTTGGCAGACATGTCGGTCGGCAGCGCGAACCCCCCGATCCAGTACCACGACTGCGCGATGATCTGACGCAGCCGGTCCAGCGGCTCGCGCGTGACCATGGCAATGCCATCCACCACCTCGACCAGCGCCCGGTCGGCATCCGGAATGTCCGAATGGGCGACATAGCTATAATCGCCCTCGACCAGCGCACCTTGGCCGAGAAGAAGCGCGCGATGGATCGGACCCACGCCGAGGGATGCCTGCTGCGGAGCTTCCGTCGTCGGGACGAAGCGCACGCCGAGCAGCTCGATCACGTTGCCCGAGCGATATTCCTCGGAATTATACGCGCCACGATAAAGCTCCTTGAAATCCGCATCGCGGAAAAGGCCAAGCATCTGGAGATCGTCCAGATAGCAGTTATATGCCCCGTTGATCATCGGCACGTTATTGCGCCGCAGCGCGGCCACGCCAGCCAGAACGCTCTGGATGCCGAGCGTGTCACCCACCTGGAATGCGGCCGAACTCGCTCGATTATTGGTGCGGATCACCAGAGGCGCAATCGACGCAACGATGCCATTGCCTGCCGTGCCATCTGATACGGATACGTTGCTGCTGGTCGTGAGCGTGCCGCTGATGCCACCCGGCGCTTTCGAGACGTTGGTTGCATCGGCCGTGGCGGCGACAACAGTATAGACGCCCGATCCGATCGTCACCGTCATGCCTGCGCTCGACCCGACCGCCACAACCTGACCATTGACGATGACCCGCTGGAATCCACGGATATCATCCACTGACACGGATGTGCCCGCCGCGCCGAGCGTTGCGGTCACGCGCGTGTTGCCGCCGAGATAGCCGCCGACGCCATTCATCGCGCCGCCGAAGAGCGTGTTGCGCGCGATGCGGTCGAGAGACTGCATGGCCTGAATGCCGTTCGTGTTCGCGTTCGCAAGAAACTGCGAGGCAATGCCGACGCCAGACGTGACCATGTTCAGGTCAATCGTATCGCCATACTGGTTGATGGCCAATGTATACTGCTCGACATTCCAGTCGCTCGGCGTGAGGCCATTGTCGAAATTGGTGTTGCTGGTCGGATTGAGCGGCGTGGTGACGGGAGCCTTGAGATTCTTGCGGGTCTTCGTCAGCGTCTCACCGATGGCGTTCGGGAAGACCTCGCGATCCGCAACATCGCGGAAGCCGAGCTTGGAGCGCAGACCCTCCTGAAACTCACGGGCCAGAAAGCCCTGCTGGATGGCTGCCTGAAGCTGCACGGGGAAATTGGAAATACTCATCGTCGTCCTCTGGTGGTGATGCCGGTTATGGCGTGGGGTGGCCGTCGTGGGCCGATAGCCGCCCCGGCATCAGCCGGGCGGGATCTGGGTCAGTGACGCGCGCCGCGCAGCAGTTGGGCCTTGCTGGCCTCGTACTCGGCGGGTGTGATGGTGCGCGCGTCAAAAGCTGCGGGGTTGGTCGCGCGGGGCGCTGCGGGGGCCTGCGTGCTGCCTGTCGCCGTGCCGGGCTTGGGGGCCTCGCCAAACATGTAGCCGCGCGCCTCCTTGGCTGCCGTCAGTGCCTCGGTGAGACCGGCAATGGTGCCGTCCTCGCCGCGCGTCACGGTGGACAGGTCAAGCAGCCTGACCACATCGGCGGGAGCATGCGCACCAAGGCTGGTCGCGACGGCCTTGGCCTCAGCCTCGATGACCGCGCGATCGGACGCCGTGCGGACGCTGGCAAGGACCTCATCGGCATCGGCCTTGGCCTTGCTGGCGGCAGAGGTCAGCTCGGCAACCTTGGCCTCATGCTCGCCGCGCTGCTTTTCGATCTGCCCCTTGTAGCCGTCACGAGACTTGATCGCCTCGTCACGCTCGGTGCGGATCGTGTCGCGCTCGTCACGCAGCGCCTTGAGTTCGGCGCGCAGGGTCGTGAGGTCCCCGCGCGCCTTGTGCAGCTCGCGCGCAGTGTTCGGGTCAGCCGCGCCATCGGGCGTGCCGTTATTTGTGTCGGACATCTGTCTCTCTCGTGCTTGTCGGCATCAGCCGATGGTGGTCACGCCTCGATCTGATGCGAGAGCGTGGCGCCTGCGCTTGCGTCCCTGCGGACGGTCTGCGCGGATTCTTCGGCGCGGGTGGCCATCTCGGCCTGCACGCGCGCCCACTCGGCCGCGGCATCGGTGATCCCGACCCGCGCCGCATAAAGCTCGCTCGCCGTCTGGTCTGACAGCAGGCCGCCCTTGACGGCGGTCACAAGCCCCTGCGCCACCTGGAGCAACTCCGACGAGGTCGGCGGAAACCAGGCAGGCCAGCGCAGATCAAGCCCGGAAGGGTCCAGCCCGCGCACAAGCTGACCGCCGATCTGTACGCCCGCCGTCAATGTTTCGGATAGGCGGCACACCATCCGATAGAGCGGCAGCAGGCCGCCATCGCCGTAAGACTGGCGCAACCCATCTGCCAGCCAGATGAGCGACTGGCACATCATCTCCATGGCGCGCCCTGACTGGGCCGCTGCGATCCGGTCTGCATGGGCGCGATTGCCGTGCAATTGCTCCAGCACCAGGGCCCGCAACTCGCGATAGTGATTGAGCAGCGCTTCGGATGACTTGCCGTTGATCTCCAGCAGCTTCGCATCACCCTCGGGCGGGAGCGTCAGCGCACTTGCTGCACCTCCCTGCCGCGTCGGTCCACTATCCGATGGCGGCCCGGAACTGATGACCAGTGTCGGGTCAGAGGCATATTTGAGCGCCCGCCCACCCTGGCTGAGCAGATAATCCGCCTCGATGACCGTATCGATCGCCCGCTCGAACGTGCATGCGCCGTCCACGTCGCGCGATGAGGCAGGGCAGAGGTTGCGGATCCAGACGATCGGCACGAACCCTAGTCCGTGCCGGACGGAGCGTTCCGGGTCGAGGCGAGGGGGCTTGTCCTCGCCCGACAGTTGCGGCTCAAGCACCTCAAGAGCATCGGTCGTCCACGCGCGCTGATACCAGTAGCGCACGGACAGGCGATCATCGGCAATATCGTAACCGTGCGAACGCAGGTCGCGGCCAAGCACCTCGTAGCGCTCAACAACGCTCTCCAGCGCGCCGGACGCATCCCATGCGGGCGTCAGATAGGCCGTGTCCATCACCGTCACGCGGAGCGCATTGTCGTGCGCCTCGACGAGCAGGGCCACGGAGCCGACTGCGCCGCGCGTGGCCGCCTGCGCCATGATCGCGGGCAATCCGGCCTCGCGGGAGAACATCTCCAGCGCCGCCGCCGCATCGGCTTTGTCACACGTAACAGACGGCCAGTGCGTGTCGCCAAAAGCAGCGAGACCGCCTCATCAACGACCGTGCGACACAGATTGGTGCGCACGGAAGGGCGTCTTTGCGAGAGCGGGACATACTCCCCGCCGCCCGTCCGCTCCTGGGCGAAGTTATGCGGGAGCACGTCATATTGCGTGCCGTCGAGCACGCGCCCGAGCGACAGCAGACGCCCGCACCGCGCAGGCTGCCCCTTGGGCTGCTCGTATTTGCCCTGGAGGGTTTGCCAGTCCATGTATCAACGACCCATCGTAAACATCGTCGGAGCCCACGAAGCGGGTGCCGGTTGCTGCTCCAGCATCAATTCCGTCAGCCCCCACACGAGAGCATCGGCGCGATCCGGCGACTTGGCGCCCTGATATCCGGCCGCCGAGAACTGGCAGAGCTGATCCTCCAGATCCGGGAAGCGCCCATGGTGATAGACCCGGCCCTGCTCGTAGAGCGCCGCAACCGGCTCGGCTCTCTGCACCTTGCCGCGCGATGCCGTCACCAGCTTGACCGGCGCCGTCTTGCGAACGCTCCTGATCGTGGTCTCGACCATCGCGCCGCCGAAGTTACGCTCGGCCACGATCCGATCGCCCTGCCACTCATCAAGCGCACGCACGGCGATGTTGGCCCAGTCGAGCGGGCCATACCCGCCGGACAGATCGGCCAGCACATGCCCCGCGCCCTGATGATCGATCCCGCAGACCGATATCCCGACCTCGTCGGACCGCTCATCCTCCTCGCCTGACCGCCCGGACGGATCGACAGCAACCACGATCCTGCGCATCTTTGCGATCAGATCGGCCCGCGTGGCGGCGGTCGGCGCACCCTCCCGGCGGAACATGTCGTCACGCCACAATGCACCGTCGATCGCGGACTGGTATTCGCCGAGCAAAAATCGGCGGCGCTCGCGCTCGGGCAGGCCCTCAAGATGGGCCAGGTATTCGGGCGAGAGATTCGCCCGGTTGGCGTCAGGATTGATCTGATATGTCGCGTAATTATCAGGGTCAACAAGAGGCGCTCCCGACTTCGGCTCAATCCGACGCTAGAAGAGATTATACAGCCAGTGCGAGGTCGTCGGCGGGTTGGCGTCTATGTACTCCTTGAGCGCAAGTGATGATTTCTGCGCGAGTCGCGTCAGGAGCATGTTGCGCGCGCTGTAACTGATCTGCGACGCCTCATTCATGTAGACAGTCGCAAATTCCAGGCCGAGGATTTTCTCGGTCCGCTTGTCATCGTCCAGGCCGCCGAAAATTATCTTCGAGCCATTCGGAAATTCCGCGACGAAATCGACCTTGTTGAGCGTGTAAGGCAGATCAGGGAAGCACAGGCGCATGACCTTCGGGAAGGTATCGCCGATGATGGAGTGCCTGAGCGACGTTAGCGTGTGGCGAAATATGCCGTGCTGCGTGTTGGGAGCCTTTGCCGCCCTGATAACGATTGCGCGGATGAGCAGAAACGTCTTGCCGGACCGCGATCCGCCCTTGAGCAGGACATGAGCCGCCCCCGATCCAAGGATGCGATTGGCCTCTGCCTGCCGGGGATTGAGTGTGGCGACCATTTACAAGGCGTCATCGTCCGATGTGATGGTGATCCCGATGGTGCCGGTGTTGCGGACTTCGTGGCGCTCCCGATATTTCTCGGGCCGATGCGCCTTGAGAAGCAACGTCGTGAGCGCATCGCTAAAGCGTTTTTGCATCAGCGGCTCGCCCGTTTTGGGGTCAAGCACAATCTGTCCCATCGAGACGACATACTCCTCGTGGCCATGCAGCGCCCTTCGGCGGGCCTCCCCCTCAAGCGCATCAGTCGCATCGTCCAGCGCATCATCCCACGCAAGCGCAAACTCGGGCTCTTTGTCGCGCCATTGGTAAAATGTCCGCCTGTCTCTCATCGCGATCTGCGCTGACTCGGACACGTTCGCCGTTTTCCGGAGGTGGTCCAGAAAAACGGCTCTGGCATCGCGCGGTGGGCGTGTGGTTTGCGTCGCGGTGGGGCGTTTTTTTTTAGCCATATCCAACACCCCCTTTCATCCAGCAAAATTCCGAGCCACAGCCCAAGCATCCTCGGCCGCCTGCCGCGCCATCTCGCGCTCAACGGCAAAATCGAGCCGCGGCAATAACCATGCTGCCTCGGCGATGACGCTCAATGGGCGCGCATTGCGGATAATGACAGGCGCACACCTGACAACGACGTCGCCGGTCAGTCCAAGCGCAAGACTATCAGGCCATGTGAGGCAAAGATCGGCGCGGTGCCTGTCAGGAGGCATGCAATGGACCGGGCATCCGACAATGCGCGCATCATTCGTCGCGCGGATCACGATAAGCCGAGACGCAACATACAACACCACGTCACCCCGTTTGATGGGCTGATGAGGCATTCTGTTTGACCTATTTCGGGCTATTTTGACGAAATGTAGACTGTTTTCGCCGACAGTGCCAGCGCTATTTTCGCGCGTTGATTTGCACTATTCTGGCCTTCTCGCGCCTTTCATCCTGCGCCTTTTTTGCGGCGCGATAAATGCCCGGAAGCATCTCCAGAAGTAGTGCCGCCTGCGCCTTGGCCTTGGTGCGCTGCTGAGACGCCGCTGTGTCCGGCCACAGATCGCGACCAAGCTCGGTAAACGAGACGCGGTGAGACAGTAAAAACACGAGCCAGATATGGCGGTTGTCGCCGATCATCTCCCGCACGAGACTGATTCTCTCGGCGGCATGACCGCGCGCAATCGCGAACGTATGCGTATCGCCCCGCACATACCCATCGGGCAGGGGGCCATCGTGATCCACTGTCCCTGTCGTCGCGAAAAGGTAGTCGGAAAGCCAAAACTTGGCCGCAACCGATGCCTCGCCGGGGATGGCCCCCTCGCGCTCAAGCGTCGCGACGCTATCAGACGCGCGTCGCGTCCCGGTGCGCTGCCCGGAAACGATCACATCCTCATAATCCGCCTTTGCCATCCGCTCCGGCGTGGGGCCGTTATCGACCGCACGGCGGATCTCGACACGCGGCTGCGGCTTGGGCTTGGCCTGCGACATGGTCTTGACGGTGCGAACGAGGTCAGGAGCGAGCGCCATGATCAATACCCCAGATACCAGAGGACGAGCGCGGCGAGGGCCAGCACGTAGGACAGAGCGATAAGCACGACGCGGATGCGGGGCCGCTCGAACAGGCGCGCGACCCCTGCGAACAGGGCCACCGCTGCGGCGATGATGATGAGCGGCAGGCTCATGGCGCAGGCTCCGCGTGCTTGCGGGCGAAGTCGTGTGCGCCATGTCGGTAGGCGGCAGCGAGATTCGGAGATCCCGGCCAGTCAACCGCGCCGAGGATGGCGAACATCGCTTCCCGCTCCACATGGGAATACTGCGTCCACCAGTGCGGGTTGATCCGCGCTTGAGCATACCCCTCGCGTCGCGCCTTGCGTTGGGCCGCGGCTCGCTTTCCGGCGTGGGTGCGGGATTGGGATCTCATCGTTTCCCCCCGGACGAGACATCGCGGACAAACTCGGCCGCGCCTACTATCTGTCTGGCTAGAAACTCCGCATACTTGGGCACACACTGGAAGGTGATGGACTGCCCATTCGCCGAAACGCAGATTGCGACCCTGGCAGTCTCAGCGGCAATCCCTACCGTAACGGTCCCATCGTCGGTCATCACGAACACCCCTCCAGATCGCCGCACAGCTGCCCACACACACCAGAGCCACACACCCCGCCGCAAACACCAGAACCGCCATCCTGCGCCAACGTCGATTGCCTGATGGGTATGTCTGAGCGGGTGTAGAATTCAGGAACGTTCAGAGACGCCACGCCAAAGCACGAATAGGGCTGGTCGGCGCGGTCTTTATGGGGCGTTGGCATGCTGGAAGAATAACATGGCACGTATGGAGAGTACCAGAATAATCGTCTTACAAATTTGGCTTAATGGCACGAAAATCGGCTAATGGCAAAATGCCAGAAATATCGAAGTTTATATATGATATCGAAGTTATTAATCACTCTATATATATGATATATATAAGAAAATTCTCTTATATATAATAACTTCGATAACTTCCCATAGGGCAGGGGATCAAATACCCCCCCCCACCCCCGGTGGAAGTTATCGAAGTTATTCCTAACGGTTTGATTTTCATACGTTTTTATGGCGAATAACTTCGATAAACTGCGAGGAGAAGTTATTTTCCTCACCGAAGTTATTCGCCGGACAGCCGCACTGTCCCGATGGCATTTACGCCACCATAAATTCGCTACCCAATCAAGCGGATAATGATCGTCGGACGCTTGCTCCCCGGAGTAGCCAATCTTGCGACTTCTACTTCCCCGGCCGCCTCAAGAAGATCGAGAGCATCATTAATTTCCGCTGCTTTCATTCGCCCGTTGAGGGAGCGGGTCAGTTGCTGCTTCGAGCATTCCCCGCCCGATCGACGCACGATCTCGCGGACCTTCATGACGCGGGCCTGGTTGTCGTTTTCGCTCGCGTAGCGGCGTGCTCCTTCGAGCATAGTCTCAAAACAATGCCGCGCGATTGTTGCCCCCCACTTCATGTAATCTGCCGTGATGACAGGTGACGATGGGTTGGCCGATACTGCCCGCAGGAGAGCGAGTTTGATGGCGTTCTCCACGAGACGAGCCGCAAGACTCGTCACATATGTGCCGGCGTTCTCACGAAGAAGGCGTTCCTGCTCACGTTCTATGCTCTGGAGAAAGGCCATGGCTCCGGAAGCGTAAGGTATGGTGAATGGATCGGCGGGCACATCGGCCAGCATGGCAGACGCAAGGTTTTTCCCGCCCTCAACACCCGCTGCGATCGCCTTGGCCCCTTCGATCAAGCTGTCGGGCGCTGTTGCCAAATCAGGCTCGCGTATCTCTCCGTAGTCGTCGGTCGGGATAAAAAGCATGAAGCGCCCCATCAGGCCGTCTTCCATCGATGCGCCCGCGACCGCATCCCAAAACTGCCGGGGCGTCGTGGTCCCATAAATGGCGGCGCATGGATTATGGATATCGACGCGCGGGCGGCCTTGCTTGCCCTGATCGGCATATTCCGTGCCGAGAACAACGCTTCCTGAGGACGTGTAGAATGTCTTGAGACGCTGGGCGATCTGCTGCTTGTGCGCTGGCGCGTTCTTCCCGAGGACCGAATTCAGGAAGTCTCCGGCTTCGTCGATCAGAAAGAGCCGCGACGGATGGCCGGACATACTGGTCTGCAACGCTGCGCCGGATGCGATTTCCTCTCCACCCAGATAGCGCATGAGCATGGCCTTCGAGACGATCTCCTTGATGATCTTTCGCGCGTGCTCCTTGCCGCCTCCGGAATCGATGATCGACGCGACGTAGACGTTCGACCAGAGACCCGTTCGCGTTCGATAGCGACGCCCCGCAAGTGCCGATATGAGCGCCAGCCCAGCGGCAAGGGCAGCGACCGGCTGGGGGCGACGCGACGTTGCTAAAGTGTGCTCGATAAATTCGGCCAGAAAACCGTCAACGTGCAGGAGGGCGTCAGGAAAGGCGTAGGAGGGCGGCGATGCCGTTTCCGCGCGGGTCTGCGCCGCCGCATCTCTCTGAGCCATCAGACGGGCCACCAGCGGGATGTCAGCAATATCAGCAAGTGGCGCCATAACCGACTTCTCGACGTGGCGGGGTTGCGCCATGCCCTCATCAAAAGATCGGTCGAGCGTCTTGTACGCAGCGTTGGCGTCGCGGCATCGATTGGCGATCCCATCCACCGCTTCCGATAGCCGCTGGCGGGCATAGTCTTCCGGCAGCTCCCCTGCCGTCACGAGGCCGCCGATCGCGAACGCCGCACGGTTCAGGACGGCATGCTTGCTACCGTCAGCGGCATCGAGAATGGCGTCGCATTCGCGATCAAGCGCGGTCATGCCGTAGGACGACCCTTCGCCTTCGCAGTCTTTCGCCACGCCCGGACGCTTTTTCTCGATGGCAGCGGCCAGGAGCTGATCCGCGATATGCGCTGGCATCTCACGGGCTTCGTTTTCGCAAAGCATCCGGCATCCGCTGGTCGGCCAGACGATGACGTATCCACCGTCACCACGGACATCGACGCCTTCCGCGAGTACTCCGGACGAATTGCGGACGCCATCAGTATGGCGGAACCAGTAGTGCGTGCCGCCGGATTTGGTTAGATAAGCGAAAGTATCGCGCAGATCGTCGTCATGCTCGTTTTCCCATAGATCCCCATTATGGCGAGGATCGATGTCGATCACGTCATATCCGGACGGCGCGCCAGTACGGGCACCGATAAGACATCCTGGGTAGCGCTGCCAGAGTGCCCAAAGCGTTGCTGGATCAGTCGTCGCGTCGTGCAAGCCATTCGCAGTGGTCGGTTGCTTGTCGGCATTGCACGGGAAAACTGGAATACCACGCCGCGCGAGCATTATAGCCTTGTCGAAAAGGGGGGTCTGGCTCATGCGTCGTCGTCCTCGGAGGCGATGTCAGCCTCGAAGAATGGGGTGCTGATCTTTCTGATCTTTCCGGCATCCCACGTTGCAATTATTTCGAACTGATACGAATCCAGAAAGGCCCCAAAGCAGGATCGCGCCTCATCTTCGGTAAATTCTGAAAAGTCGGTCGTTCGGGCGTTTTCCAGCCAATGCAAGGCCCCGCTGAGGGCCTTTTCAAAGGCATGATCTGCTGCTGTTGTCATGCTGACGCCTCGTATCTGCGCCCGCAGACCTGCCAGCGCTTGCCTTCTTTCACGACATCGATTTCAACCGGGGCCAGAAGGTGTGTTTTTGCTGCTGTTGCGAAACGGTCTGCCATGACCGGCATTGCCAATCCTGCCCGCACGGACGCGCCATCCCAGAATTCACGCGCCTTGCGGCCTGCAATGCCGCTATGTTCCGGGCATATCCACTCCGATATTGTTGTAAGACCGGCGAGATAATCGACACGCACGCACGGCACACCACTGGGGCCGACATGCCTATGGTATGTAACGTTATTGACCGGCACTGTCTTGCGTGGCCGCATTGCTTTGGCTTGCGTGGATATCAGAGCGCCGGACGCCGCCTTTGAATTTATCTCGATGGCAGGCCCCGAGAATTCATGCCCGCAGTTTGGGCAGGTGCTAACGCTTATCGGAACCCGCTCCTCGCACGCCGGGCAGGTTTTCAGCGGCGCCACGTGCTCGTCGTCGGGTGTGGCCTTCTTGCGCACGCGGATTTTGTCGATAGGTCCAAAGCGTTCGATGTTCCCGCCAAAATCCAGGACCAGACAGTTTGATTTACCCCCGGATAGTCGGGTTCCACGTCCGACTGCCTGTACGTAGAGACCTGCTGATTTTGTTGGCCGGGCAAGGGCCACCAGATCGACGTGCGGCGCATTAAAACCTGTCGTCAGAGCCACTACCGATACGAGGCAACGAATTTCCTGCCGTTTGAAGGCGGCAATGATCTCACGCCTTTCCGCCGAGGGCGTCTTGGCGAACACGCCATCGCACGACACGCCGCGATGACGCAGCTCATCCCGCAGCGCCTTGCAATGCTTGACGCCGGTCCCGAAGACAATCCATCCGCGCCGTGTCGCCCCGTGCGACATGATTTCATCGACAATCGCTGTCGTATTGTCGCCATCCATGGCAGCCGCTTCGAGCTGGCCGGGCACGAACTCGCCATTGCGTGTCTTGATGCCGGACGTATCGATTTGCCGGTCTCCGGAAACCGCGACCGGCTCCGCGAGATATCCATCTCCTATGGCGCTCACGAGATCGTATTCATAGACAATCTCGTCAAAGAGCGCGCCGTCGCCTTCATGCAACATACCGCGATCAAGCCGATAGGGTGTGGCCGTAAAACCGACTACGCGCATCGCCGGGTTGTTGGCGCGCAAGGCAGAGATGAAAGAACGGTAACCCGTGTCCTCGTTGTGCGGAATCGCATGTGCCTCATCAACGATGATGAGATCGGCCCATGCGATAATGGCGGCCTTGCTCTGGACAGACTGGATGGACGCAAACAGAACCTGGGCATCCGCGTCCCTGCGGTTAAGGCCAGCGCAGTAGATGCCTGCCGGGCACGACGGCATGTGACGCATCGTTTCTTCGAAATTCTGCTCCACCAGTTCGCGCGAGTGAACGAGATTGATGATGCGATATTCAGGGAACGCCTCAAGCATTCCATCGATGAAGTCTGCAATGCACAGGGCCTTACCGGTCCCGGTCGGGAGTACGATCAGCTTGTCGCCAGGGCGGCTGGTGATGGCGTCAAAGGCTGCCGCGAGAGCATCCTGTTGATATGGCCGAAGACATAGCTTGCCTGTTGGCTCGGATGTGGACATCCTGCCGGTCCTTTCGTTCGAGAGAATGAAGGGAGAGGCCCGGCGCGTTCGGGCTCAATCGAAGGCGCGCCGGGCGGTTATTTCAGTAAGGGATTTCGTCGTCGAGCTCCGCGTTGGCCTTTTCTCCCGTAGCGGGGGCCGTTTCCTGCTTCGGCTTCATCCAGCGATTTCCGCCGGACGCCGGGGCAGAGGAGCGGGTGGGAGCCGGACGCGCGGCAGCTGGTCGGGCAGACGCCGTAGCAGGGCGGGCGATACCAGCCGGCCGCGGCGTCGGCCCCTGCTCATTCGGGTTGTTATAAAATTTAACGACATTGCGGGCGTCGTATTCGCCACTCGCCTCCTGAATGCCGATACGAGCACGCACTCGAAGCCCGATCATATCCTCGGTGTCCTCGATGACACGGCTGTTTGTATCACCGATCGTCTTGAGGGCTTGCTGTGCAATGCGCTGTGCCGTTTCGTTGGCGCAAACGATGTTCAGATTGTCGAAGACGTGGCGCCCATTATCGAGCTTGATCTCAAGCGCGATAAACTGTCCGCCCTTCTTGCTTTCGCGCAGATCAGCCTTGACGATATCGCCATCGTAGCTGCCTGGGCGCATCAATTCGAACGATCGCTCGTCGGCGGGTTCGACTTCGGCCTGGTTGAAGATTCCGGTGAGATTTCCAAATGCCATGATAGCGTTTCCTTAATGGCCGAAGAACGGGATGAATTGTGATACGGCGCCAAATGCCAGGTCAGGGTCGTTCGGGATTTCGACACGTTCAGGCATTCCGAACTGTGTGAACCTTGATTTCGCTTTTGCGGTCGGTCGTTCCTGAGTGAAAATCAGGCGTGTCCCATTGCCCTTGGCCTTATTCACCTTGGCAAACCCGGTTTTTTCTTCGGTGACGATCGTCTTCCAATGCATGAAAAAAATGCCATCCGACATTTCTTCCACGAGAGACGATGCCCCCTTATGCAGATCGATTGAATACCGATCGTATCCACCCGTTTCCGGAGCCTCGAACCTCTTGATCTGGCTGTGAGCCAGCATGATGACGGCTATCCCGCGCTGATCGCGGATGTCGCAAAGCATCTGCACGACGAACCGCCAGTTTTCTGTAGCCGATGCATAGCCCTTGCCGTAATCCGGCTCGCTGATCGTAATCCATCCGTTCTGACGGCAGGTATAGTCCCACACCAGTTTTTCGGCCCAGTCGAGCGAATCGAGAATAAGCGTCTGGTATTCATGATCGTCGTCACGGATGGCCGTAAGCTGGTCCATCATCTCTTCAAACGTTCGGCATTGCGGCAGTCGATCAACGCCGATGCCCTCCGCTCCATCTTCCGTCTGTACAAGAATAGGCTTCGGTGCTCCCGCTGCGAGCGTCGTTTTGCCGATACCCGCCGTGCCATAGATGATCAGCCGGGGCGGCTTGTGCACGATGCCGGATGTGACCTGAGAAAGAAGGCTCATGTCTCACGCCCTCCGCATCGAATAGGATGGAGATGATCCGATAACCCGGCGCGCAGGCTCGAATTTTTCACGGATCGGCTTGGGCCAGCGTTTGAAATTGTTCTCCGGCACGAATGCCTTGAACGTGGCGTAGTCCTCGGCGTTCTCGCCATTTCTCTCGATCTCGTCGAGGATGGCATTCAGCGCATCCTGGTTCCAGTCGACGCGCTTGCGCACTTCGCATCGGATCGTCCAGTCACCTTCGGTGATATAGACGACGCCTGTTTCGTTCTCACGCTCGCCTTCGGCGGTGTCTGCGTATCGCGTATCGAAAAGGCGCTGTAGAGCGGCTGTCTGCCGCTGAAAATTTGCTTTCGCCTCCGCAAGATCGTCTTGCAGTATGGGGAGCATATCGACAGGTATCGCGCACAAATCTCTCGCGCTCATTGTGTCGATATCGTCCAGTGTTACCCGGTTCGATGTCATATGATTATTCTCCAATCCAGACACACGTCTGGCGCAACCGGGCGCGCACGCCCGGAAACGTCAGGCGAGCGGCGTCACAATGATGGTTGTCTGATCGACAGGCCCGAACATGCGGCGGTAGTTGGCCGTGACGATCTGGCTGTCGTCCTTCCAGATGATGCCGTTCAGCGAATCGCAGGCCAGCTTTCCGGCGTTGTCCCAATCCGGCTTGCCGGTCGCATGGATCGTCCCGAGCAGCGCCGCCGATCGTTTGCTGTTGGACCACGACGCAGGAACTGATTTCTCCACGACGATCGAGACTTCCACCGGGCCGTCCAGAACCGGTGTGCCAACCTGTTCGACAGCGCAAGCCTTGATCCAGTTCTCGGCGCTGACCGTTTTCGCATCAGTATATGTCCGGCCATTACCAAAGCGTGGCCGTCCTTTACCACGCATGGCTCCGGGAACGACGATCGTCAGGACGCGGGGTGGCGCTAGTGTTTCGCTCATCAGAACCTGATCTCCACCTGGCCATACGCATCCGCACGGCGCTGTAGAGCGTCCGCCTTGATGCGGAGGCGATCAGACTTCGCTCTCAAGGCGAGTGCGCGCCGGTATGTGTTGACGCTACGCCAGCGGGTGATCCCGGCTCGCAAGGTGAGAGACAATCTCCCCATGTTTCGTCCCATTCCTGATTGAGTAGCGTCCAAATTGCCTTCTGGTGATCGGCGAAGGCCTGGGCGCGATTGATTGCGGATCTGTAGGCTTTGGCGATCGCAAGAAAGACGTGCGCCGGGATGACGTGCCACTCTCCGTACCAGAGCCTTTTCACCTGCCCGACCGTCAGGCTGGTAGCCCGAGCCAGAAGCATGAATGTCTCTTTCAGGCTGACGCGTCCGAACGTATCGGCAATCGCGCGCAGCCATGTCTGCACGTTGGTGGCGACGGCATCAGGCGAGTTCATGATCCGTATTTCTGCTCTCGCGGATAAAATTTCTCTCTGTTCGGACATGTCCTGCTCCATTGATTGTGGAGCAGGAGGTGCAGGTTTTGAAATTCGCCGATGATTTGGAAAATCTGATCGTTTTGTTGAGTATCTTGAGGGCCCGGCTGCAACCGGGCATCTCATATGTACGCGCCGAGAGTGTGTCGTGGCGCGTGCGATACGCCTTGATCGAGGCCCAATATGTTGACGTGCCGTGCGTTAAGGCGACAGCGACAATCATTGAGGCACTTGGCATCGTGGAAAATGAGCTTGTTGAGATCATCACGCACGCGCCTCCGGAGAGCCGGACGGAAACAGGTCAATACCCGTCACGCGCGTGAACCAGGAGCGCCTTCCAGCAGGAATGCACCCCTGTCTCATCCAAAGATCATAATGCCGCTCGTGAGAGTCTCGCGCTTTGGGGCGAGGTTCACCCGATGCGATCGAACGCCAGAAGCATTCGGCCAGGGCGTATCGGTCTGGGAGCGGGCCGATCATGCGGCGTCTCCTGAGCCTAGATCATGCAAGGTTCCGGTCTTGCGGTAATCTGCAATAACCTTCTCTACGGCTTCCTTTCGGCGAGCCGGGACGTGTTTCCATTGGGAAACCGCGCTGGTCGAGATTCCGCACGCTTCGGCAATGCGCTTAACTGCGCCTTTCCGAGACAGGAAATCAGTAAGGCTGTCTGTATCCATAAATCCCACTTAGCCCGGCTAAGAACATATTGCAAGCCAAACTAAGCGGAAAGAATCCACAAAGAGATCATGGTGCATGGATGACCACACCCCGCGCTAAGACTCCCCGCATCATTACAGAGCGTGACCGCGCAAGGGGAAGAAGGATCGCGCAGGCAAGAACAAAAAAAGAACTTACGCAAGTCCAACTCGCTGATATAGTCGGCGTATCGGTTGGTCTGGCCGGACAGTGGGAGACTGGAGCGACCACGCTCACGCCGCAAAAAGCAGAGAAATTGGCGGAGGCGCTTGGGGTTTCGATGGCATGGCTACTGACAGGAGACGACGAGTCGGAACGAATGACCGCGCAGACAGAACCTGAACAAAAAATGCTAGAAATTTTTCGATTGATCCCGGCGGACCGACAGAGCGATCTCGCCGCGCTCGTAGAGCAGGCCGCAAAAATGATGACCAAAAAATAAATTCTTAGCACGGCTAAGATTTCTGCTTGCGTCACCCACTAAGCCCGGCTAAGTATCATCCCATCACCTCCCCACAGGAGCATGGGCATGACAAAGTTCATCAAGCTGACGAATGCGGAAGCGCCGCATCAGACCGTCTACGTCAATTTCAATTTCGTGACCGACTTCCGTACCTTTACGGGTGCAACAGTTCTTTCTCAGACAACGCATTTTGACGGTGAGCATGACTACGTCCGCGTCGCCGAAACCCCCGAGCAAATCCTCGCCCTGATCGAAGGCCCGACAGGCGAATACGAGCCCTCCCGCCAGTTCGACCCCTTCTGACGCACCCGCCGCGCTTCCCGCGTCGCGGCGCGGGTTTCGTGGCCGGTGTGACCGGCGGACTCAAGGAGGGAATGATGAGCGAACAGCATACAGCGCTCGCACTGATCGAGACACTCAATCCCGTTGCCATTTTCCAGAGCGAAGGTGGGGTCGAGGATATTATCGGACGGCTTGAACGTGACGTGCGCGCCATCCCCACAGATCCGACCACGGACAAGGGGCGGAAGCATATCAAGTCTCTGGCCCACGCTGTGGCACGGTCGAAAACCGCGCTTGATGAGGCTGGAAAGGCAGTCCAGGCAGACGCGCGCAAGACCGTGGATAAGGTCAATGCTGACCGCCGCCTGATCGTGAAACGCCTTGATGATCTACGTGACGAAGTGCGTGCTCCGGTGACGGAATACGAAGCGCGCGAAACGGCACGGACTGACGCGCACAAGACAGCAATCCGCGACATTGAGGAGCTTGCGCGCTTCGAGGTCGAGCCGACCGAAAGTGCTGTGGCGCATCGGCTCGCGGTCATGGCCGATTATGACGGGCGCAACTGGGAAGAGTTCTCAGAGCGTGGTCAGCAGGCATTTGCAGACGCGATATCCACACTGAACGCTCACGCGGAAGCAGCCACCGCACGTCGCATTGCTCAGGAGCAGGCAGAAGAGAAGGCCGCGTATGAAGCCGAACAGGCCCGCATCCGTGCCGAGGAAGAACGCAAGAAACGCGAGGCGGAGATCGCAAAGGAAGCTGAGGCGAGAGCACTGGCAGAGGCGGCATTAGCTATCGAGCGCGAGAAAAAAGAGAAACGTGCTGCGCTGGACGCGATGGAACGTGAGCGCATCGAAACTCATCAACGCGCTATTCGCTGGATTGGCGGCATGGCCGCTGATGCCGCTGCCTCCACGAATACCTTAAATCAAATAGAGTATATTTCTGAACTATTTGAATCGATGGAGGAGATAACCCGGAATTACGAGGAATTCCAGGCACAGGCCGACAAAGCTATTAAAGACGGCCGAACCAGAATCAAAGATCGCTATGAAGAAGTGCTCGCACGTGAAGCTGAACGCTCAGCGCAAATGCAGGCTGCCAATGAAGCTCAGGCTGCGCTTGAGCTAACTTACGCAATCGAAGCTGAACGTAAGCGCGTCTCTGATGAAAAAGCGCGCATTGCCGCAGAAGAGCAGCGCCGCACGAATGATCGCGCGCACAAGGCAAAGATCAACCGGGAAATCCTGACCGCTCTCGAAAGTATAGGCATCGAGACAGGTATTGCGAAGACAGTCATCGCAGCCGTCATTGGTGGGGGGATCCCTCACATGACCATCCGCTACTGACGCACGGGCTCGGGTATCCGGCGTGCGCGTCGGACTCTCAAGCCGGTGTGACCGGCATGGATTTCAAAAAACTGGAGGGTAGCATGGATTATCCCGAGGGGATGTCGATGGTGTCGAGCCATCCGAACGCGCCGTATCGCGATGCACCACGCATGAGCAATTACGCACGATCCGGCCTTGTGTCGGATGAAGCGCGGACAGAACGACTGCGAAAGATACTGACCAAATGCCGCGCCGAAGTGTGCGCGGAACTGGATCGGGTGAACGACACGGCAGCGTTTGATCGTGCCGATCTCGTGGGCGGAATCGATCTCGCAATCGAGGCGATCCCTGAATTTGCGCGGCTTGAAGAGCGCGCGTGGAGGCAGTCATGAGTGGCGTGACTCTGTGGGCGGGAGACATACTGCGCGCCGCCCAGCTGCTTCGCCGATCGGCCGATATGTTCGATCGCCAGGCGGATGAATCGAAGTGCATGAGCCAAATGTTGGATCTTAAAAGCCACGCCGACATGTGTCGCTTTTACGCTGACGACCTTGAGAGACCCTTTTTGGCACTCCGCGTCATTGCCACGGGCTACGTCACGCAAGCTGAAGAGGTGGCGGCATGAAGCGCTTCGCCCCTCACATCGAGACCCAATTGCGCGATCTCGACTTTGCCGAGCAGTGCGCCCGCAGCCAGGCAGCATCGGAGCACCGACGCAACAACGAGCCGGGCCGGATGAAATACGCCCTCGTGGCCGAGGCGGCCAAGCGGGAGGCGGAAATGATCCGCGCCACTGCATTTCCTGTCCCGCTCCGTTCGCAGCACGAGAGGCCGGGCCGATGATCTGGATCGAGCACCCAGCAATCGTGGCCCTGGCGGTCACGGCGCTGATCTATCGCGACCGCATGCGGATGTGCGAGCGCGTGATTGGGGGTAGGCGATGACCATATCACCAACCCTCGCATGGCATTTCGTCAGTGACACGTTGCGCGACGGCAGGCCGATACCGAAAGATGGAGAAACACTCGCCCATGATGGCGCTGTAGTGCCCTGCCAATCAGGATTGCACGCCAGC